TAATCACGAAGATCTATATCTTGAACCGCCTCTGGAGTAATTTCAGCAAGGTTCGCAATTAAATTAATTTCCCGTTCTGCTTCTGAAATGTTCTTTCTATCAGAAATTAACAAATCTCGGACCTTTGGTCTTCTCAATGAAATTTCATTCACTTCAACTCCATCAATTTTTATCGCTGTTTCTAATTTGATTTTCTTCATTTTTGTTTCTCCTTTATTTTTGTAAAAAATTTATCATAACGCTAGCGCAGCATAATACCGTTGAGCGTCACGCTCTTTCTTCATATTTGTTTCTCCTTCCATAAAACTAAAAAATATTTGAATGTTGTGATAACGAAGCAACTTGCATCACAGTATTTGACCACGTAACGCCATAACAATCGGACGGTATCACACCTGCAAAATTTCGCGAATAGTTGCTAATTGATCTGTGCCATTCACATTGCGAACCATATTAATCGGATCAATTTCAATTAGCTCAATTCCATCAAAAGTTAACTTATAATAATCACATGCAACAGAACACTTAAGCATTGCTTTTTCAGCTTGCTTCCATGAATCAAAATCCATTTCCTTAAAATATCCTCGGACATTAATAACAATTGGCGTTGTCTCTTTTCGCCCCTCTAATGCTCCTCGAATTGTAAACGCAATTTCTGAACCATTGCTTATACCAAACAACTTAAACAGTTCTGGATTGTATTCTGTAAATGTCATTTCCATTTCTAGTTTTTCCATACCAAGATCAATTTCAATTGGTGCTGACATGCCTGCTCCTAAATATTCTTCTGTTTTGATTGTTAATTTTGGTAAAGTAATTTCATCAACTCGTCCTGCATATCCTCGTCCATCGACATATAAATTAAAGTTCTTTAAAATCTTTGGTAACATTTCGTTCTCCTTATTATGCTAAGTTTTCTAACAGAATTGTTTCGATATCATCATTGCTCAAAAATGCTCTAAAAGTTACATGTTCCGCTGGATACGCTGGCGTAAATTCAAAATCAAAATACACCTTTCCATCTGTAATATTTGTTGCCGTGTTTAGTTCTTTATTGGCTATACATTTTCCAGCTAAAATAGCTCCTTGTGATTTTAAGTTCGCCAAGAAAGCATTCACACTTTCTGTTACGTCTGTCAAATAATTTTTCACAATGTTTTTATCGACTGCCCACAAATGAGATTGTAAAATTGAATCAGAAATTATATCTGCAGTTCGACGTACGCACAAAAACTTGTAAGCTCCGTCATTTACTGTTGTTCTGTTGCCCCAAACACGATATCCGTTTTGATTGATGATTGTTGTGATGCCATTTTCATTTAGATAATTCGCTCGACATGCAGAATCACCAAGAGCAAAATCAATTGATTTACTTAAGCCAACAATCCCATTGATAACTTTATTCGATGGCGATACCCAAAATCCGTTTTCGTTATCATTTTTGGCGATCACTCCAGCCACATATGAACTTGCTGAAACAGTTTCATTTTTCGTGTTAACGACTTTCGGATAAACAGCATAAACTCTGTCGCTTGAACACGTTGTTACAAAGTTGATAATATTTTCGTTAGTGTCATCTGGAATATCTACAACAATTATTGCCCTTAATCGATTGGCTATTGTTATCATTTCCGTAACGACTTCTTTTGAACAAAATTCAGGAGCGATCAAAATTCTTGGAGATACTCCTAACTTGCTTTTGGCAGCCAAAAAAGCATGAATTCCAGAGTAAGTACCGTCAGCTTTTGCTTCTCCGATAATGTTTAATTGTGTCGTTTCATCGTCTTCTCCTTCTGCTATTCGAACGACAACTACCATCGCTCCAGTTTGTGCTAAAATCCCGTTTAATGCTTGTGGCAATGTTCCTGAACTGCCTAGCTTCGCCACTTCACTCATTGAGCCAGCAATTAAAACAGGGGTATTTATCGGAAAATCTTCCTCTTTTGCTTCAGGAGCCGTTCCTATTACCCCAATTACTGAACTTGAACTCGTTCGAACAGTTCGTATCCCGTCTTGAATTTCTGCCACTGTTATTCCATGTAAAAAATTGCTCATGTTTCCTCCTTAAATGTTTTTATTGTTTAATATTCCTCAATAAGATTATTGTAATAAAGCTTCCACTCTCCGATATGAACTATATTCCCTCCATTCGTTGCTGTAATATAAATGCGATAAAATTTGTATGCCGTTTCATTTTCACAAGTAAATGTTCTAGCTTGATTGTTTGTCCATGACATATTTGTTGCCATTACTAATTTTGTCCAGCTTTTATCATCATTTGATGCTTCAATTTTAAAATCTTTTGGTGAACGCTCTGTATATCTTTCGGCTGGAATTTGAATAAAAAACGCATTTGCTATCTTTTCAATTGGTAACTCAATTTTTAACCATGCATTGCTTATATCGTTCGTCGATGAAAGCCATTTGTTACTTTCTCCACTACCGTTATCAAAGGCTTTATATGCATAATGTGTTGAACCTGAAAAAATAGAACTTGCTGATACTTTATATCCTTGTTCATTATCTGATAATAACTTTGGCACAATCGAATCGTATTTGTTTAACAATCTCTTGTAATCATATGATTTCTTCCCAAGGTTTACTTCACTTATCGTTAAATGATTTGTTCCATTCCCTGTGATAATATTAATTCGATAATATAAATATGCTATTTCATTTTTAAAATCGAAACTTTTGCTTTCTAAATCTGATGACCAAACAACATTGCTAAATGTCTCGATTGTCGTCCATATTTCATTATCATTGCTTCCTTGAACTTTCCACGTATTTGGCGATCCATTACATAATGCAGACATCGTCACAACGTTGCAGATCATTGCTGTTGGTAATTTTATTTGAAGCCACGAATCAGTCTTTACTGCTGCAGCCCATCTTGTAGTACTATCTTTATCAAATGCAAATAATGCTTTAAAACTTTCGCTGTATTGTGAGCTCGCTGTTACTTCGTATCCATCTTGTGTCGCCGCTGAAAGCTTTGGTATCCCTTGAACGATATTGTTCTTTCCTCTACTTCTGTTGTATAGCATAAACCCATCTAAAAGCCATGTCGCATTAGAACTGTTTGTTCCTAAGCACGTCAATCTATAATATTTGTATGCAGTTTCGTTGTTAAATTCATAATATAATACATTGAAATTTTTCAATATTTCTTGGGCTTGATATTGCCGTTCTAAAAGCAGAGTCCAATTTTCATTGTCGTTTGATCCTTCTAGTTTAAACCATGTTGCTTGTTGAGATGCATTCGATGAGCCAATTAAAATTTGCAAAATATTCGCCACCTTTGCTTCTGCAATTTCGTATTTTACCCATCTGTTACCATTTGTATCTGCTGTGATACTTAAATAATCATTAAATGTATCATTTGTAATATTGGCTATAGAACCAGAAGTTAAATTACTCCCTGTTAGTGTTATATTTGTTCCGATATTTGATGTTTGATATGACGTTATTGCTGTAAGTTCGCTTTCATTGTTATCTGTTTCTGTTCCCCATAACGTAACTCCTCCTGGTTTGTTATCATCTGTCGTGTATCCAATTGACACTTCAAAATATCTAAAACATCCTTTGATTTCGGTATAAATTTTTCCGTAAATTATTTCATTATTTTTATAAATAAGCGTTGTCCAATTTTTCCCATCATTACTGCCCTTTAAACTAAATTCATTCATCGCTGTTGTGCTCGTCTTACTCCAATATTTTACGTATTCAACACAAACTAACGTCTCAAATTTAAACTGTAATTTTGAACAATTACAAAAGCCATCGTAATAATCTCGCAATAATCGATGTGGATGCCATGTACTTCCTTCTGGTGCTGTTAAAACAAAATTATTATTAATTAATCCATTTGCTGGTGTTAGTAATTTTGAAGATGGTGCCTCTAATTTTGATACGGTGGCTTCATAATACGATAAACCTAGCTTTTTAGTAAAATATATTTTCGTTGTTCCTCGATTGATCGGCATCGTTTGTGCAACTGGTTTGACCTGATCAGCAAAATTGATAATATGCTCGCCGTCAGAAATTATCTCTAGAATAAATGTAAAATCGTTCCTCGGAATGAAACCGATATTAAATGAAAAAATCAAATCCTCTGTTACGACAGCACGATAGATCAAAGTTTTTTCCTCTAAATCGACATTGCCATTAACAACTGATTTCGATTGATTTAATTTGTAAATTATTGCTGCATCTGCCATGTCCGCTAACTCTATTGCTCCATCTTCATTAATTTGAAATTCTGCTCCAATTTTTATCGTTCCATAATTATCTTTGCTCGCTTGAGGTGTTTTACATGCTGAAAATACACCGTTTTCAATTTCCATTCCTGATCCAGGCTTTACAATTCCAAGTCGTGTTTTACATGCTGTTTTGATTTCTTTTGATGAAATTTCTCCACCGTTAACGCTAATTCCATCTCCAATTTTCACTGTTCCATAATTTAACTTCGTTGCAAATTCAGTAGTTTTATAAAATGGTTCAATTTCATTTGTAATAAAAACAGCATCGTTCGCTTCACTTTCAAAATCGTTTGTAATAACTTTGTTTTTTAGATGTGATTTCGGTAATTGCTCATCATTCTCAATTTCAATTTCGTCGCAAAAAATATGAAAATTTCCAGCTTCACCATCATCAACATTTGATTGTGTTTTGGTTCCGTTTTTTAAAATATCAAAAATATTTGCGTAAGCCATATCAAAATCTTTGTCTGATTTTTTGAAACAACACTGTGCTGTTTTCCCTCCTAACGCACCTCCGCCATCAACGCAAACAAATCCGCTACCATATTCATTAACCGTTAAAAATCTGTTCGGAGCTATCTCAGAAATTTCTGAATTTTTGATGTTCGATCCAATAGCTTTTGCTGATAATTCTTCTACAGAATTTCCTGCTTTACTTACCTCAACTTCCATCGATAAAATGTCTGAATCAATTTCACAAAAAGTTTTAGCCAGCTGAATTATATCATCGACAACTGCATGATTTTTGTTCGGTAATTTGTATTTCATTCTACATTCTCAAGCGTAGTAATTCTTTTTTCTAATTCGGCTATTCGATCTGAAAGTTTGGAAATTTTCGATTTTAACGCCGTATCTTCCATTAGCCAAACATGAGAATCTTTTGTTGAAATACAACGAAATCCATATACAACATTTTGTTCAGTAATTGTCGCAACAATAGTTTCGCCATCTGCATTTGCTGTGTAACTTTCGTCAGAAAAAATCAATGTTAAAGTCTTCTCTGCTTCCGAATTACCAACTAAATTTATCGGTAATTTTTCTTGCGAAATCGATACAATTTCAATTCGATCTCCTATTTTCGCTTGCCTCGGAAATGTAAATTTTGTAGCCATTATTTGTTCTCCTTTAGATTAATTGCAAACTGTTTTAGTATCTTACCAAGCTGAAATTCACTCACTGCCACATTTGTTCCACCATTATTTTTTGTGACGTAAAGCCTATAATATTGAAACGCCATTTCATTTAAAAAATCGAATAACTTCGTTTCGTTTTGGATAAATATGATTCCTGTTTCTATATCTAGCGTATTCCAATTAGTTCCATCATTTGACGCTTGTAATGAAAAATCACATGGTGCTTGATTATATGAATTGTCGTTTCGAGATGTTATTGTATAACCATTACAACTAACTGGATTTGGAAATTTAATTTGTATCCATGCTGGAGCAGAACCACTAGATACCCACTTTGTATTTGTATTCCCATCAAAAGCATAAAATGCTCGATAATCGTTGTTATATTGTGAATCCGCACTGACTTCATAACCATCTTGTGATGACGCTATCATTTGGTAGACAAAATTTTCAAGTTGTCTTATGCCTTTTTCTTTTTTATATAAACGCCACCTATAAATTCGACAACCTGTGGCATTCCCTGTTTCCAGTATTGTTAGTTTATAATATTTGTATGCATTTGCATTATCAATAAAAAATTGCAATCCCTGACAGTTGGCTAATGTCGTTTCATATCGACGGTCTAAAAGCAATGTCCAGTTTTCGTCATCGTTTGAACCTTCTATCTTAAACCATTTTGGATTATACTGCGTGCTTCCATTTCCTGTTGCTATGTCTATAAAATCAACTATCTTCGCTTCGGGTAATTCGTATTTAATCCACCAATTTCCTTTTTCATCACTTTTCCCAAAACTGGCATAATTGTCTGGCGATACACTCGTTATATTGTTTAACGTTCCATCATTAACATCTGTATGTGAACTTAAAATAAATCCATTTATCGAATTAGAA